TTCGACCTTTTTCAAACGCTCATCATTGGCTTCACGAAAAGCCGAGAAGGCCGTCATAAATTCGTCGAAGGCTTCCGAGACATCGCCATTATTCCCAAGCGCCTTCGTTTCCACGCTCTTGGTTTCGAGCGGGATTGCATGATTTTTTACCATTTTTGATCCTGATTTAATTGAGTTGCATCATCTTGCAGGCGGCGCGCATACGCTGCGCAAGCGCCTTATCATCTGCCTGGAAAGCGTCCCGCCCGTCCCGGCTTTGCATGGCTGCAAGCGCTGAATAGCCTTTGGCTATAACCAGACGTGCAGCAGAACGGCTCAGCCCCGCATCCCGCGTGAGCCAGCGTTCAAATTCTCTGACTGTCGGCAATTCCGCCTTCAGATTATCGATGCGTGCCTGTGGCAGCATGGGAAAAGTTACCACCGAGATTTCCCAGAGATCTGCTTCCGTGATGTGACGCAAACCGGTCCGCGCATCCTTGCGCGCTTTGACCGTGCGAAAGCCGATAGACAAGCCATCCAGCCCGCCAGCGCGCATAAGTTCCAGGGCTTCGCGTGCGCGTGCCACGCCTTTGGCCAGTCTGCCCTCGACATAAAGGCCGCGTGCATCCTCACGAATATCGGTCCAGACACCGATCGGTTCAGCCGCATCGTGTTGCCAGAGCATTCGCACGCCCGATGATTTGCGCGAGGTGAGCGACTTCGCAAAGGCGCCTTTTTCGATCACATCATTGCCGAGATCAGCTAAACCAAACACGCTTGCATAGCCTGAAAAGCTGCCATCGATTTCGATCTCTTCAAGCGCCAATGATGCACGCTTAGTTTCAAGTTTCAGGTCAGGCTTTGCCATTCCTGTTCCTTTCAACGGGTAGAATTCCAGTTAGCGATGCGTTCTTGGCCCGCTCGGCAAAACGTTTGAGAATGCCCAGCACAGACCATGCCGCGAGGCTTGCAGCCGTCGACCCCATCAACATGAGTTCGGCTCGCCCAAGCAGGGTCTGCAGAGAAAGCGTTTCGGCAATTTTCACGCCTGCAGCTCCCCCAAACACCATGCCGCAGATCATGCCGACCGCAAATCGGATCGCCGCTTCCCGCTTGCCATTTGGCAGCATATAAGCGAGCGACACGGCAGAACCGGCCACCGCGCCCGCAACCTTGGCAAACCACACCAGACTTGCATCAGACGCCATAACGGTTTCGCTCAGATTGCTCATGAAACTCTCCTTTCCGCACACGGCTGATAGCCAACCGCATCGCGTTTTTCGTCATCACTCAGAAATGAGGCTTCCGACACGCGCCGCCAGAGCGATTCCCGCTCCAGCGACAGACCTTCGATGCGGTCAGTATCGTGCTCAAGTCTGAGATCGTCACCAAACAATGGACCGAGCCAGCACTCCAAAGCCTTGGCGGTACGGTTAATCAGCGGCAGCACAGTCAGACGATAAAATGCGCGGTTGGCTTCGGCATAATTGGCATAAGTGTTGTCACCCGGAATGCCGAGCAGCATCGGCGGCACGCCAAAAGCCAAAGCGATGTCGCGAGCCGCCCCGTTTTTCGCTTCGATGAAATCCATATCCTGTGGGCTGTAACCCATAGCCTTCCAGTCGAGCCCACCTTCAAGAAGCAGCGGCCGCCCCGCAGCAGATGCTCCGGTGTAGCCCTCCTCAAGTTCGGTTTTCAGGCGATCAAACTGCTCTTCCGTCAGGTTACCACCATCTTTAGGAGCATAGACCAGCGCACCGGAGGGGCGTGCTGAATTATCAAGCAGTGCTTTGTTCCAGGCACCTGCCGCATTGTGCAGATCAAGCGCCATCAGAGCTGCTTCAAGCGGCGGAAAACCATAATGATCATCCAGCGGATGAAAAAGCTTCAGATGCAGGCCAACAGATGCAGCGCCCGCAAGTGAAACAATGCGGCTCGTATTGGCCGAGCGATAGACCAGCGATTGCGGCCAGCCGTCACTTGATGTTTCCAGCGTCACCCTTTCAGGCCGCAAAAGATGCAACTCACTTCTACCGCTCGGCAGATCGACGCGCTCCACATAAGCATTGCCCGAAATCAGCAAATGCCCATAAAGCCGCTCGAAGAAACTGCTACCATCAAGCCCGCATTGCGGTGTCGCGATGAGGTCGAGCAGCGGATGCACTTCATGTTCGGTCGTGCCTTCATAAAGCAGCCACGGCACATTGCTGGCCGCTTCCGCGATCAGCCGCACGCAGCGATGCGCGACCGGATTGCGCATGAAGCCCTCACGAGCGAGCGACGTATAATCCCGCGCAATCCACGAAGCGCCGCGCTCCATATGCAGCGCCACGAAGCCATTTGCGCTTTTTCTCTCTCGCCCCGCTTCAGAATACGAAGGGGCATTCGCAGCACCTCTGCGCCACGGCCAGTTCCACGCCATATATCGGCTCTCCAATAAAGTTAAATTTTACCCGAAGCGCCGGATACGTGGCTTTCGTTCGCCACCCAGCATGAGTTCGGTCAGCGCCCAAACGAGTGCATCGAGGCGATCCGGCGAGCGTCCGTTCGAGAGCCCTTCCGGCGCAAAGTCACACATTTCGTCTTCAAGTGCTGCGAAACGCCCGGTATGGCGAACACGCCCCTGTTCATAAAGGGCTGCCACCGGCTCGGCGCGTAACCACTTGCCGCGCGAGGCACGCCGCATCAGAACCGGCACCGTCGCATCTTCCGCCGCAAGCACGGCTGCAACCATTTCGCCGCCCTGGTTAACCTCAGCCAGAACCGCATCCGCTTCAAAGGAATGATAAAGCGCAATCGCCCGTCGCGCCCACTGATGTGGCTTGGCCATGTTCATGGTTTCATCGGCAAGCACATGCGCAAAACCATTTTCATCGATACCTGCAACCACGATCCCGCAAGCATCCGACGACTTACCCGATGAAGCAGGCGGATCAATCGCCACGAGAATGCGGATAAGTTCCGGTGCCTGAACCTCAAAGCACTGTTCTATCCGCTCACGCGACCACAATGCTCCTGCGCGCTCTTCAATCAATTCGCCGTCGAGTTCCTGCCGTCCAAGCCTTGTTCCGGCATATCGCTGGTTAATCGTCTCAATAAAACCATTCGCCAGATTGGTTGCGTTTTCACATGTCCACATATGCGTCATCGAAACTGAAGCATCGCTGATCAATGCCTTCAACAAAGGCACGGCCCGCGGTGTCGTCGTCACAACCTGACGCGGGAAGTCGCCCAGACGCAGGCCAAATTGCAGCATGTCCCATGTGGCTTGCGGGTTCTTCCATTTCGCCAGCTCGTCGCACCATGCAGCATCAAATTGCGGTCCGCGTAATCCATCCGGATCCTCGGACGAATAAAGCGACGCCACCGCACCATTGTCCCACAGAAGTCGCTTACGCGTTGCTTCATATCGCGGCCGCGAAAGCCGTGAGACAGACAATATGCCGGATGGACCATCCACCATCACCTCGCGCGCGTCGGCAAAAGTTTCACCAACCAGCGCGATGTGCCCACAAGCGCTTACTGCAAAAGGTGCCAAACCCAGAGCCATGCCAGAAACCCATTCAGCACCAGCACGCGTTTTGCCAGAGCCGCGACCACCCAGAATAAGCCAGGTTCGCCAACCGGCGGGCGGCGGCAATTGCGCATCACGCGCCTTGAGCAGCCATTCGCTTTCCACTGTCATGATCTGATTTCGCGTCAAGTCCGCGCCCCAAGATTTCCTGCGCGCGCCTTTTTGCAAGTTCGTCGATTCTCCTGTCTATGCGAGCCAGAGCCTGTCTGGCTTCATGAAGGCTTGGTACCAAAGCACCACCGCCTACTTCCGACGCCCCCGTCTCAGTTGCAAGCTCACCAACCGTCTTCACTGCTTTCGCCAGAGCCATGAGGGCTTCTGCCTTGTTTTTGTCTGGCAGCTCCTCCCCATCGATCAGTTTGTTGAGCTCAGTCCGCAATCGTTGCAGAGCATTTTCGGTGCTGGACGATTTGTTTTGCACCTGCTCATTCAGACCAAAGCGCTTCAACCAGTGAAGATATTGCCTCTCGGAACATCCCATCACCTTTGCGATTTCGGTGACGGCAACGTCGTGTTTCATTTGCAGGCAAAAAGCCAGCCTGACTCTTGCCTCGCGGCACTCGTCAATTTTTCGCGTTTTCAACGGCCTTATCCGTCAAACTCCCCTTTTCATGCAAAACCCCGAAAGCATGACGCTTCCGGGGGTTTGCATTGCCGATAAAAGCCGGGGGTATCGAGGCTTCTTCGGCACCAGTCACACTTTTCTGACTGTATCTAATAGCTAGCAAATGACCGTTACGCCGTCAAGGACTATTTTCCTATCAATGATTATTTTCCTGATCTTTTTATGATATCTGTTTACTAATTTACGTGAGTTATAGCTTATTAATCTGATATGATTGACGGGTAGGTTTCGCTCGTCTCACAACTTTAACGGCTATAAAGTAGAGTTCATGCGTAAAACGGCCGATGAAGATACTGACAAGAAAAAGCGCAAGCCCTTCCGGGTTTCGCGGCTCATCGGTCTTGACGCCTGGATTGACTCCGGCCTCTACAATCTGCGTTTTTATGCCCGTGAATGGTGGGAAAACATCACTATTTTCTCCCGGTGTTTCCGGGTGCGCGGGTTCCGTCGTCTCGTCGTCGAGGTTCTCGATGAAGGTTTTACGCTGGGCGTGATCGGCTCTGTCGTCATGCTCGCGCTCGCGCTGCCTGCCTTTGAGGAAACCAAGAAGG